ACGACAGTTCTTCTCAATTAGATCATATTGTACTAAATTATATAACAGTCCCTGTAAATGTAAGGTATCCAGGCACATTTACAAATGTAAAACCTACATCTAATATATGTAATTATAATGTGACAACATATATATCAACAATAGGAGATATCGTTGCGAATTTAACAGCGTATAGGAGTTCTCTTACATCTGGTCCGTTATATGGATACTCCTATGATTCAAACGCAAATATTGTATTGGGTTCAGGGCCGTGTGGATTTACATTTCTTCCATCGGAAGGAACTTGGTCTGTAAATACTATAACATTTAAGGGGCAAAGCCTTGAAACAGCTGTTCAAGTATTAGGTGTCTTCCCAACGTATACAATTTATCAGCAAACTAGTCCAACCATTGTAGGATTGTTACCAAATGCATCTGCCGTTGCGGTTTTAAGCTCTTCAAATACATATCCACTAGCAAGTCTAAATGGTTCCTACTATACATATAGCACTATTCTGACAAATGGTAGTATTCGTGGTTCTGTTCAAGTTCCAAGCGTATCTATTCAAGATGTTCATTCGTTTTATTCTGTGATATCCTTTGGGGGATCACCTACTCCTATAACAAACGTTACAGAATTACAAGCAGCTCTTCCTTTCTTAAGTATTCTAACAATGGAAAATCTCGCTGGTTCTCCTATCCCATATCCATACGCATATTCATCTATTCGGTCTGGATTATTTTATGATGGAATATCTTCTATAAATCAAAAGGATGTTGTTATTACTGGTCCTCAAATAAATACATCACTCGCCTTTTTACCAGATGCGTCTCGTTATTATGACAAAAGTGTATCCGTATATGAGCAATCTATGCCTATTGTAAATAGCCACCTTCATTACATAAACCATGACGATATTATAGTATCTCTAAAAGCATTTGTACCGTGGACAAATTATTCTGTTCAACCAACAAATATAATAGCAAATATACCAGGCTTTCTATTATTAAAAGGCAGTACATATGGTATTGTATCATACTCAAATAATTCGACTGAATTTACTCCTGTTACAACTCTAACAGATGATATTGTCTTTCCACCATTTGAAAATACAACTATGCTCGCTATAACAGGAAATACTAATTCCTACGCATTTGTGGGCTATAGTTCTTCTACAAATACACTTCGTATTAAGTTATATAATCCTGTTACACATATTGTATCATCTGTTCCTTATACATTAACTATTCCGTATGACCCATCCATATATCGTATAGGCGATTTTGTATTTAGTGATACACAAAGTTGGTGGATAACATATACAAATACGACGACAGGGGATGTATATATATATGGAGTGCAAGATAATGGAATTAATAAACAATTTATATTGGGCCCAGGAACACGCGGGTTTTTAGCAATGGATACCTCGATACCTATTGTATATTATGCTATTACAGTTCTAGGAGGAACAGGATTTAACACTGTAAAGCAATTTCTTACATCTGTTGGACCAAGTTTAACAGATACATCAAATCTTTTAATTGGATATAAAATAGGAACATTTATACAAATGGTAGCATATGAAAAGAATGTATATTTCATAGATGGTGTTAACTTTGGATTTTTTAGATGGGATACTTCTACACGAAACGTATATAAAAGTTTACAAATATTAAGTGCTATTCCAATAGGAATAAGTATAGGACCAGTACGTTCTGCATGGCTTTGTTTTGGTACAAGTCCTTATGTCATGGGGCATTCTGTAGATATTTTATGCGTTGATATAGCATGTCAAATCTTTTTTCCAGCCATGAAAATAAATTTATCAAGGGTCACAGCATTATACACATCTATAACAAATACATCGAATTTAGTATCAGAATGGCAACATAGTGAGATGTTTGTCTATTCTACATTTAATTCATTTTCAAATGATATTCTTATAAATGGCGGTCAATGGGGATTAGAATCTAATTATATGGTGTGTGATACGCAGAGCAGTGGATATGAGTATAACGCATACATTAAAAATATACCAGTTGTACCAAATTGGACACCTGCCCCACTTACAAGTAATGCGCCAAACGCATACTATTTGGCAATACGTGGGCTTTCTCCTACGGAAGATTTTAATGCTATTTTACGATGGAAAGTACCCAATCGTACAGATTTTGGATATATCACTATTAGTACACTTATGAATGAAATTGCTTCTTATAGTAACCTTTCTACAAATTATAATATATCATATTTAACATCTATATCAACATTTAACCCTATATTTATTGGGATAAATACATATGGCTTGAGTATAGCATCAGGACTTTCAGGGAGTACGATACATACATATGGATTTTCTGACTTTATAGAAAAATATTCAACAATTCATAGCCAATATATTATATATCAAAATTATTTGAGTATTGTAAATACAAGTGTTACGAATCAAATGAATAAATACCTTACGTCGAATCTTCAGTATATAATACCTCCCAACTATCTCACTCGTATGGTGTATACAGACCCTATCCCTTTTTCCTTACAGTGGTCAACACTTACAGCAGCTAGCCCAGTTGTAATCGCAAATGATGTTTCTGAATGGGGGCTCGGTTGGAATTTAGGGTTTTCAAAAAACGATACGCCGTTTGGAATTATACATTATGCTGATTCACTTTTTCGAATTCAAAATGATTATATATATCTAAGGTTGAATCCTGAATTTAATATTAATAGACTTGATACTGGTTCAAAAGAAAATTATTCAGATAGTCGTGAGGCATCTGGTATAACAAATCAATATTATTGTAAATTACTTTTAAATGGATTTGGTAATAAAGCTACTACATTTACACATAACCCAGTGCCTTTTAATCCAAATCTACCGAAAATATCAAAACTCAGTTTTGAATGGATTGATGCACGAGGCAATATTTTATCAAATGCTTCTTCTACAGATTCTGAATGGAATATGACAATTCACTTACAGGAGCAAATTAAAACATTTGATTTTACAACAGTCTCTATTCAAACAGCCATGAGTACATTGCGGCCTGTATCCGAAAGTGAGGGTGAATCTTTAGAAGAACAAGAATTTGATTTTGCTTCTACAATAAATGCTAGAAAATACCCAGATATTAGTGGCTAGATAATTCTATAGTTGGAATATAGATATGGCAAGTATTCATCAAGATAAACGGCAACCACCTCCATGGGAAGGACCGAAAGGACCATCCTATGAATATACAAAGAAACCTGAAAATCCATCTAAATTTCCAATTGAAAATGCTGATAATCCAAATATATTTCCAAAAGTAATTCTTCGTAGTCATTGGGATCCAGAACAAATTATTCGACGCACTTTACCTAGCGCACAGGTTCCTAGTTTAATTGAACCTAGGCCATATACAAAAGTATGTTTGAACTATGTTACAAGTGCACCGTTTGAAGAACCACCCACACCCCCGGATAGCCTTGTATATCCAGGGGGTGGAACCGTATATCCACCTAATCGTTACAAAGATGCTATTGACAATGAATCAAAGCTTCGTCGTCTAGACAGGCATTTGGGTCTTTGCGAAAAAGAACAGTATGTTCCAGGTCTCACGACCAATTTATATCAGCCTCGCTCAACTGTCCCCGAAAGGTCTTTACCAAATGATAGATTTATAAGTGAATTAGCACTTCCACGAGCACTAATACGTGAAGGTGAATACCAATGTAGAGCAGAACAGGGTCGTATAGATGCCTCAAGGAGTCCTCTTCTTTTTAATAATTCAACGAAACAAGATAGAAATAAGTTACCTAGGTGCGGAAATGATAAAAAGTGTTAAAGGGTCCTTTTATAAGAGGAATGCTTGATATCTTATTTTGTATAATAGTTATCCTTTTTATAGGAATTTTATTCTATAAACAGGCAAATGAAGAGATAGATATACTTCAACTTGATGCAGGGCGTATAGAAGAGGTACCGACTTTATACGGTGAACGTTCCCCGATTGTATTGAAAGGATTTCCTGTTCCCTCGCTTGGTTCATATGAAGAAATGAAAAAAAGACCAACTGTATTAGGTCTAACAATTGGTGATACAAAAGAGACACTTGATACCCTTTTACATTCCAAGAGTTTACAAGATTTTACATTTCATCCCACGACGATGGAATTCTTAGCTAAAGAGTCTGGTCTTCATATTTGGTTTGGTCTTCATTCATATAAACAACTTTTACCTTCTAGTTTTACACAATGGATGTATTTTTATAAAACAGGTCTTTGGCCTTCTCACCGTGGTTTATGGCAAACAAGCGCAGCTCATACCCTTTTAGTTCCTACACAGGGGAAAGCCCATGTATCCCTACTCTTATCGAAAATGATTCCTTATTTACCTATTGAATGGAAGGGGAGGAGACTTAAGACTATAACAGCAGCAGATACACCCCTTGTATCACATCTTCAATATGTTGAAATTAAATTAAAAAAGGGGAATGCCCTCTTATTACCACCACACATTTTAGTTGATATATCTTCGGATGAAACAAATGTGAATAATATGTTATGGATGTTTCAAGCAGAAATACATCATCCAATTAGTAGTTTTGCAAAAAGTTGATTTTATAAATAGAATGTACCATGAATAGATGAGTGATGAATTGGATAAAAATGAGTATGTAAACTCTGTTAGGAATGTGCGTAAGCGTTTAACAGAGATTTTACATGAGGTAGATGATATGATTGAGAGTGTTCAAGCAGAAGATCCTCTTTATAAGAAGATATTCCCCGTGAAAAAAGAATATATAAAAGTACTTGGAATGAAATCCGCATCGTTGTATGATATATTAAATGTATTTCTTCCTACATGGAAAGGGGATGGGCGTATTCGAAAAGGTGGTAGGATCATACGTATTGGAAAAGAAGGTAAATATATGGGATTGCCAGTAGAAGAAGAAGTAGATGTATATATATTATGTAATGCTATGTTGAAGATGTTAGAATATGAGCTTTAAAGTTGATATTGATTTTTTAGTTGAAGAACTTCTTTTTCTACTAAAGAACCAACAGCTTCATCCATGTCGGAGCGTATTAAATCACGAAGGGATGGGGCCACATATTCACTTGAACCCATGTTATATTTGTCCACATCATATGCCGAATGTGTATTTCCAGAAGAACGATGTTTCTCCCACTGTCTATTATATTGCGAATGTGTATCACCTGTATGCCTACTATATGGCGTTACATCATCTATTCCATCCCATTGTGCTGTTTGAAGTTGTGTACTAGTGGGTGTATGTTTATGAGAATGTCTCTGTTTCCACCATACGTCGGAAGAAGGAGATTCATTTTTTTGTAACCACTTTAGATTTAAATTATTATTACTTACATCATTTGTAACATGTGTACCATCATCATCAGCATTATTCTTTTTACATGTATCAAATGCCGTCATACATTTACGAGAACATGCGGCTACTCCATTACATGCCTCAATACAACATGAATATTTGGTATTACAATTATTTCCTTTATATGTAGCACATGAAAATGTAGGAGGGTTGGTATAGGATGAATTTGTTTGTGTTTTAGGTTTATATTGCCCTGTCATGCCAAGTGAATATGCATATTCAAGGGCATCTTGAGCGCTCGTACCGTATGTAGTCATATCTTTAAATCCATCTATACCCTTTACTATATAAACTCCTAATACACAAATGGCAATTAATAGTATAAAAGCAAATAACCATTCAGGCATGATGCTAACTACTGAAAGGGCTAAAAATTGGCGGTGGACTTTCCCTTTTAAAAATTCATCGCTTAAATGGAAGTTAATTCCATAACTAAACAGAAGATGGAAGGAGTATCATTTAAGGATTCTATAGAGCACATACCAGAGCCTTTAAAGAAAAGGCGTAGTTCAAAGACGCCTCATACTAGCCCGACACTGGTTCCTAGGCGAAAGTCTTCTGCTGCTGAACCCGAGTTAATGATATTAGATACATCAAGTGCCGTGACACCAGTAAAAGATCTTCCAGAACCTCTTCTTCTTCCTTCTGAAAACGAATATACTCTGTTTCCAGTTCAATACGATGATATAATGAAAATGACAAAGAATGCCTTATCTGTAATTTGGATGGCCGAAGAGGTAGATTTATCGAAGGATAAGCCATATTGGGATAAGCTATCAGAGAATGAGCGAAATTTTATAAAAAATATTCTTGGATTCTTCGCCGGGTCTGACGGTATTGTTATGGAAAATTTAGCGGTACGTTTTATGAGGGAGATTCAATGCCCAGAGGCAAAGTATTTCTATAGTTGTCAAATCTTAATGGAGGCTGTTCATAGTGAAACATATTCTTTACTAATTGATACATATATTACAGATAAGGATGAGAAATTAAATATGTTACGGGCAATTAAAACAATCCCCTGTGTGGCAAAAAAAGCGGATTGGGCAAAGAAATGGATTGATAATACAGATGCAAATTTTGCAACGCGTTTAATAGGATTTGCGTGTGTAGAAGGAATATTCTTTAGTGGAGCCTTTTGTGCTATCTTCTGGTTGAAAGAGAGGGGTATCATGCCTGGATTAACGGTAAGCAATGAGTTTATTGCAAGAGACGAAGGGCTTCATACAGATTTTGCATGTTTACTGTATCGTAAATTGGTAAATAAATTGCCTAAGAAAGATGCCACAAAGATTATTCGTGAAGCAGTAAAAATAGAGAAACAGTTTATTACAAAGTCTCTTCCTTGTGAAATGATTGGTATGAATGCAAAACTGATGTGTCAATATATTGAATTTGTTGCTGATAGACTTCTTCTTCAACTTGGATATCCTAAGACGTATTCAGCAACAAATCCATTTCCCTTTATGGAGCGTATTTCCTTAGAGAATAAGGATAATTTCTTTGAGAAGAAGGTTAGTACATATGCAAAAGCACATTCTGGCAAGGATAAGGAGGAGATGGTTTTCTCCATGAATGCTACATTTTAGAGTGGCGAGTACCGTGAATTTAAATTGAATAAATAGCCTATCGCAATAGCTAGAAATGAACATGGGTCTAAGTAAAAATCAACACCCTGTATAGAGTGAAGATGAATATAAGAACAAATAACAAAAGTAGACCACTCTTTACAGATGGTTGGAATTCTTTTTGGCATTTTGTTTTCGGTATTCTTACTATTAAATATATCTATATTCTTCCACTATTTCTTGCGTATCAGATAATAGATTCTAGTGATAAAAATATGTGTATTGATTTGGCAGAGTATTTTATAGGGGTTTTCATTGCTATTTGTGTTATAAATCTAGACCTATATACTGCGTTCATGTATTTTTCAAAATAATTTCTTTTAATAGATGTCAAACGAGGCAAAGCAATGTCCTTGGTGTAAAAGGTGGGCATTAAAGGATAATGCATGTGCATATATTTTTGCATGTGGATTAACAGACAAAAATATATTTATGAAGGGACAAGGGTGTGGGCGTTCATGGTGTTGGACGTGTGGAAAAAAATACTGTTCTTTCTATTATGACCCGGTTACAGGTATGAAACAAATAGATGCGAAAGACAACCATGGAACTTGTTGTAAAAGAGAAGAAGGGTTTCTTCAAGAAGAATATTGTGAAGGAGGGCATAGTTCACATTGTGCACCTAGATGGTGAGCTATTTGTTATACACTCTGAGAACGTTTCTTTCTATGAAATTTAGTAAAATTCATAGAAGCATGTATAGGAGGATGGTTACCTGGTGCAGACGGTTTGTTACATCGAAGTATACAGCTATAGATCCAGAATAGTAAAGAAAATCCTACTATAGCTACATCTAGAGAGAGACCAATAATTAATAATACATCAGCAGTATATGGTGCGCATATATTATCTCTATAACATGCGAACGCAATGGGTGGAAAGGATATCCCTATACTAAGGACAATAATACTTGCTATTTTTTCGATAGTGTCCATACATGATATACAATGCTAATGTTTATACCGCTTATTCTTTAATTTAATTGCAGTGTAATGAATGTTTATACTTCACGGTACCTGGTTTGGAACCAGCCCTTTGAGAATATTGTCTACTTCATAGTCATCCGCAGGGCATGTTATTCTATCTGATAAAAAGTGAGATAGTGCCTTTGAATGAATATGGATGGTTAGAAGTAACATTCCATCAAGGATTGGAACCCATTTTGATTCAATTTGAATCCATTCTAGCCCTACTTCTTCAATTGTATATAAACATCCCTCATTCGCGTAGCGTGTATATTTATGTCCACCTGTGTTGCGTGGGTCAACACCTGAAATCCATTGTCCTACAGCAAGGGAATCAAATAGACATCCAAAAAGGGAAGCATCTTCACATAGAAAGGATGGATTTTGAGTGGTATGTCCTTCTAATGATTTACGATTTGGTTTTCGAAAGGTAGTTCCTTCGCTTAGAACAGGTAAATAATGAACCCTTGTAGGATATTTCTTTTCATATGCCACAAGCGACTGCATATCTTCTAAGCCTGAATCCATTATACTTACTAGAAATTGATTGTAATGTTCTAATATACTATAATTTGGTATATATATAAAGGCAGGATGACCTTTTGTTTCATTATCTTTTACAAACCGAAGAGTTTGATGACTTTTCGCTAATTTTTGAAAAAGAGGTTGAATATTTTGATATACAAGAATATCGTATTCCATTGATATAACATCTGTAAGTGATTTTTGTTTGATAAGCTCTTCTAAATAGAAAAATCTTTCTTTAACAAATTGCCAATATCCTTTGCGAAATTGTAAATCAAATCTTTCTTCTGATTTTAAATTATTTCTAAAATAACTATGGTGTTGTGTAATATATAAGGAATCTGTATATACAATATTCACACCATATTTTGTTGCTAATATATTCCATAGTGGCATTTCACCATTTAGGTTTGCTACATAGGTTCTTTGAAATATATTTTCTTTATGGTATGTATCAAGAATAAGGTAAATCGTTAGTTCTGGGTTCCAAATACGTAATTGATGAACACAGTCCTTTATATATGGAGGTATAGACTCACCAAGGTGTGTTAAAATAAGACAACCCATCTATATTGCATTCTTGTATGCTTTAAATAAAAGGTCTAAACTTCAAATAAATACATATGTAGAATGGAGGTTTGGCAATGCGGTCTTTGTACAGAACAAAGAGATGTTGTGCAATATCCACAAACACCCCTTACTGCAAATATGCCTACAATTAAATTACGCTGTGGGCATGAATATCATACACATTGTTATATGTATCGGACAATGGTGACTGAAGAATTACCTGTGTATGAAATATGCCCAAACTCTGAATGTAATCAATATATCTTTCCAGATACAATACGTGAGTTTTATAGAGAAGAACACCATGTTAGGAGAGAAAATATGAATATTGTGACTTTATGGAATGAAAACGATGAGTTTCGGACTGATTTGCGGGTCTTATTAAAACAACGGAATATATACCGAAAAAACTTTAGTATATTTCGACCTTTACGAGCAGGTTTACGTAGAAGATTTGCTAATTCTGTGCGTGCATATAAAGAAGGAATTATATATGAAAAACGTGAACATATAAAATTATTGAGTGAATTACCTGAGCGAAAGATAGCTATTCGAAGCATGAATAATTATAGACGTCAATTAAATAAATTTAATCGTAAATATGATATATGGACATCGCGTTTACGGGCACTTCGCGGTATAAAAGGAGCACCTCGCATTCCTTTACGTGAGTTTGGTGTAAGTTGGGCTGATAGAAGAAGTCCTAAATATGATTTTAGAGTAAGGATATAAAGAATTATACATACTATATTTATATGGATAAGACAAGTGTTCAAACACAATATGTATCTCTACAACCTACACTTCAACATCATTTAGATGAGCTTGAAAAAATTATTCTTGAAACTGGAAAGCCTTTGGAGGGGAATTCTTTTTATGTTCATAATACATTGAATAAATACGATGTTCTATTGGCAAAACAATTGAATACTTTCTGGTGTGGTACTACTGCTAAGAGTCGTATTTGTGAAATTGGATTTAATGCTGGGCATTCTACTCTTTTAATGTTACTTGGCAGAGATACGACTCCCCTTGAGTTTACTATTTTTGATATTGGTCATCATGCGTATACTAAACCATGTTTAGAGTATATGAAGAAGGCGTTTCCTCATGTTACATTTGAGTATATAGAGGGAGATTCTACCATGACTGTTCCCCCGTGGACAGCAAAAAACTCTAATCGCATGTTAACATATGATGTTGTTCATGTAGACGGGGGGCATACAGAGCACTGTATTAAGAACGATATGAAAAATGCAACGAGATTAGTTGCCCCAGGAGGACTTTTAATTGTAGATGATACAAATGTTCCTTATATTAATACATATGTTGATGTATACTTATCACTTGGAGAGTACGAGGAGGTGAATGTGCATCCTACACAGGGGTATCCTCATCGTATATTACAAAAACTCAAAAATTGATAGTTGTATAGTCAATATATGGAATGTAGAAAATGAAAACACATATTCTGAATGGTGTACCTTACTCTGTGAGTGAATCAGGCGATGTATATATGTATGATACGGATTTTATAGTAGGGCGTATAACAGCTGATAAGAAATCTATTGTGTTTCTGGATAATTGGAATGAGCATGTATCCAGTTACTTACAATCTTATAGGGAGGGATTGAAAAAAAGGACCACAGCCATGATGGAGAGGGCTAAAAGTCAATATAAACAACCTTCGTAACGATATATATAAAAATCGATAATATAGAATAGAATGCCGCCTATATATGTAGGGGTAGTAAATATGTGTGGAAATAAAAATGGTTGTTCTTTTTTATTGAATGTATTAAAAGAGATGGGATATCGAGTAAAAGTTATTGAAAAAGATATGCCTATTCTACAAAGTATTAAATCATCTAAAATACGTCATTGGATATTCACAGGAACAACTATGCATAAACAACCGCTTCCTCCGCCTGTTCCAACAGAAATATTCTCGTTAGCAAATAAGGTATTTTTACTTATTTGTTATTCAATGGAAAGCGCATTACAACAATATGGGTATCCTCTCTTAGAACGTCATGTAAAGAAAACAGAGTATGTGAAAATACCATTTGATACACAATGTGTCCTCTGTAAGGATATACCAAATCCAATGAGAATATATAGAAATCATTCTTTATTTATTCCTGCACGAGCTATACGTATGAAAGTATTAAGTTCATATGAAGGAGAGGCAATGATTGTTTTATATAAGAATTCTTTATTAACACAATTCCATCCCGAGCGTTCTGTCCACGGAAGGATTCTCTTAAAAAATTGGCTATACCTTACATAGATGGAGTATTATAAAAACTTTGAAGTTAAAGAAACACTAGGAGATGGTTCGTGTTTTTATAGTGCGCTGTATAGGTCAGCAAGAGATACATCACCTAGGCTTTTACAGAAAATATATATGATATTTGACTTAAAATACAAAAAGGGTGGTAATGATACACAAAAAGAAAAGGCTTTTATAAATGATGTATCTTCAGGAGTAATGAATGCTATACGTGGTTGTGTCTATATAGGATTCACGCAAAGTAAAGGTAAAGGTAAAATGGATGAAACTATATTTAAAACTTTTTATACTGAGAGTAGTAATAATAAAGTCTTGAAGGAAGAAGGAGAAACGGATGATGCTTTTGAAAAGCGTAAGGCAAAAATAACAAATGTACAGAAGGGTTCTAGTGACTCCTCATTCTATACAGCATGGTGGGAGGAAGCAGCAAGCGAATTACAAATTAAGTTCCCTCGAAATGAAAATGAGTTTAAGGAGAAATACCCTGATACAAAAGAGGGTGAAATACATTTTTATAATGATGTGGCAGATGTATTACAATTAAGAAACAAATCCTTTGTATTTGCAAGTATGATTGATATTGATGTTGTAACACACATTCTATTATATAATAATATTAAAGTGATGCGTGTGACTGATATAACAGATATACGAAAAGAATATGAAGAGAATATGCCAACGTTATGGTTACATCGTAATAATGAACACTATAATTACTATATAACGAAGCCACTACGCCCTCCCCGTTCCACTAAGTCACACCTTAAACAAGTACCAACAATACTCTCACCATAATCATCAACATTAATACCACCAACAGCAGGCTCAACTTCAACAGGAGCAACCGGTAAAATGTCTGAAACACACAACATTTATAATAAAAAATGAAAAATATACTTATAGATAGCGATAGTATATATACAATGACTGCTGAAATGTGTGCTAGATATGGAATTCGTGATTTACTCCCACATGAAAATATATTAAACTTTCATGTTGGTGTTCCTGTCATTCCTTCTTTTGCACAGAATATTAGTTTAAAGGGTATGCTTGGTGCAGGTGATTTAAATCAAGGTGGTATATTAAACGTTAATACATTTACAGACTTTAATGTTTATATTTGCTACCCATGGGATAATAATGGTAGCCTTCGTGAAAATGTAGAAGCATTTCTTAAAATGGAGAATAAACTTTTATGTTTTATTGATTTGATGAACACTACCCAACTTAAGAATTTTACAACTGTCTTTAAAAATAAGTTTACAATACTTGAAGGATATGGCCCACATACTCCACATTTAAATATAGTAGATATTTCGTGTATTTTAGTAGAAGGAGGGAAAGCATCAAATATATATGAACGTGGGGCAAATATAACATCTGTACCCGTTGTAAGGGAATGGTTACAGAATCCTTTTCCTAATTATATAGCTAGAGGTCATATATTTGATATTGATGATAGGGGAACATATAAATATATAACAACTCCTTTAAAGGAAGAACTTGCATATTTATTTCGCGAAGCTATTCGAAAACGTCATTCTATAAATAGATATGTGAGAATAGATGAGGCATATTTCTCAACGATAGATTCCTGGTCTTTAGAACAGTGTCAATCGGTCTTACACGGTCTATTATTCGAAGAAGAGACTCCTGTTAATATGATTGGAATTATTCAACAATTTATACCGTCATGGAATTCTTCTTCTACAGCTGAACTTATTTATACAAAAGTATCACCTGATTTCTGTGATTCAGCTGTAGATATCTATATAGAAAAACATGGTAAAGATTCAAACGTGGAACGTTTGCACATGATACGTGACAAGATTCTTGAAGATATTTCAAAGCAAGCTATATATGGTGGAAAAGCGAAATATAATACGTATCGAAAACAACTTAGTACAATGTCACTCCATAAAAATTGATATTTATAACTCTCATAAAATATATCACATCTTTTTTACAATGCGAGTATTGATATTTGATACGGAGACAACGGGGTTACCTAAGTTAAGGAGAATTAGTGCGATGGATAACAAAGATAATTGGCCTGATTTAGTTTCTATCTGTTGGCGATTATTTGATGATGGAAAAGAAGTGAAAAAAATGTATCATGTTATAAAGCCAATGGGATGGACTATTTCAGAAGAGGTTTCCGCAATTCATGGTATAACAACCGAGAAAGCAATGGAAGGAGATGATATGCGAACTGTATTATCTATATTTCGCGAAGATGTTCGAACAGCAAATAGGGTTGTAGCACATAATCTTGATTTTGATAAGAATGTTATATTACATGCATTTCTTTGGCGTTTAGGAGAACCAGTTACATTTTGGCCTGATAGGGCAGACTTTTGTACTGGAGAAATGACTAAAAATATACTAGAGTTACCAAGTAAGTTCCCAAAACGAAATGATTTATATAAGATTCCCAGTTTAAATGAATTATACGAGGCAACATTTCAAGAACCAGCTCCACCGAATGACCATAGTGCAGAAAGAGACGTAGATGTCTTACAGAAGATATATTGGAAACGGTGGGGCTAGAGGTAAAAGGCCTAAATAGCGTATATAAGGAAACGTGATTATACTACTTTTTTAAAACAGTCATTTACATCACATCCAGTATACCGTGGAGTTCTAGAGCATGTTTCTTATGAGCTCGGACTTGAATACTTAGTATTTTGTATATTTTTAAATTTTAATAATATCGACACCACTATACGATGTCAGTTGTTTGACTAATTCATCCATATAAGGCCCTCCCCAAACATAGACTGTGCTTTGTCTATATTTTGAAAGAAGTTCAAACGGAAACACATAATAAGGTGTGCCATATACACGTAACCCCTGTTTGGCTGTATCATTATCTAAAAACCCAATAATATTCGCTTCAGTAAAATAATGAAAAAGTTGTCCATATAAACCTGCAGGAGCAAAGAATGAATTTTCTTTTACAATAATACCCTCTAGACGAGCTTTTTCTTCTTCATATATTTCTTTCATTTTGATAGGAATATCTGGACGATTATATAAAGATATTGACATGGGTTGTGTAGTTAATTCAAAATGAAAGAAAATAGAATGTGTTTTGAATTCTTTATACAAAGCTAAGCGATACCCATAATTAGCAAACATCCATTCTGTATATATACGGTCTACAAAATATGTATGTTCATTATGTAATATATTTGGATTTCCTACATGGAGCATAGCATTCATATTTGGAAATGTAAGGATAACATTTTCTACGCCTGCATTTGAGAGTTTTTCAATAAAACCACGTGGATTATATAAATGTTCAAATACATGTGACATAACAACTGTAGTATGACCTTTAAAATCATATGTTTCGCAATTTCCTTTAAGATATCTAACACCATCGAGATGAATCATTGGGTCACATATATCAAGGGATGCATAAAAAATATCAGGTTGTTCATTTCGTATAAGAGAATATAATATACCTGTCCCACCTATTTCAAGAATAGATTGTGGGAGAGTATTTAAGACAAATTTTTTAAATTCAGTATGATGTTCTTTCCATGTAGGAGTTTCTCCGGTATTATTATGGGGATTTGCATATAATATATTCGGATCAATTAAGTTTCCGGCAATTTGAACACACGAACATGATGTGCATGTTGCGAACGTTTGGTCCTGAAACCCATCCTTGCTCGCATCCCCCTGTATGGGTGATATAGATATAGGAAATGCTTTTCTTTCATATAGAGTTTTTAATGGATTATAACAAATAACACATTTTGATCGAAACATGCTATATAGTATTAAACCCTTTCTTTATATTGTCAGTCTATTAGATGGAAAATTCAGTTGTACCTGTAAGTCAGCAGTTAATAAATCATATACGGCAAAGGGAACGGTTACTGGACAAAGATTTTATGAAGTATCAAAGGCAGATAAATGTATGCGATAGTATGAAAGATGCTTTTGGTCTAACGGGTGAATGTAAAGAGTATTTTAAGGGTATTATTGAAAGGTTATATACATATACACTTCCATATCAATATACAAAGCGTTTACATGAGATGGAACATGAAATAGATCTGAACGGTGCATTAGGTCTCCCTCCCGAATCTATATCATTTTTATATTTAAAAATGAGAAACTCCAACTCCAATCTAATGCCTACAGAAAACCGTTTACCAGAATATGTTGAGTATGCTGTTCAAGATTCTGGATATAATCCTATGTCTATTAAAAACGATATTAAGATTCTCCTTTTAAATTTTTCAGAATTTGATCCTGCAACAAGAGAGACGCAAAAGGTTACACATGATTCGTGTATACTCGATCAAGTTGATGCGTTAGATATTAAAATAATGGAGTTACTTGGACTTCCTGATACAAGTATTACTTGTCAGTGTGAAACTGAAAATCCAAGAAAGTATAAGTTAATAATATCATATAATGGAATTCAATTCGGAAATTCGGTTACCATAGGTTCTCCATCTACATTTACTAATAATGATAATAATTACTTTCTTGGAAATAAAACAAAGAACGACGCAATTACAAAGTTATATACAGAGAAAGCAAAATCATTAGACGATGAAGTATTAAAATATGCTATTGCAAAGTTATGGGGAGATAAGGGTCAAGTTATTGGAACACTTATATATATGATTAGAAATGATATAATGAATGATCAAGTATGTATGTTTACTACCGATAATGTTGTATCTATGTTATGTCGTATACTTGGGATATCGTGTTGTGTTCAAGACCATGGTGAAGAAGAAAAAGAAGGAAAAGAAGAAACAAAGTTAAGTCGATGTAGAGTAAAATATTATGCTTGTAAGCAAGATGCTACCACACTATTTAAAGCACAAATAAAAAATGAATACGAAAGGTATATAGAACATAATAATCGTGTGATATTTCAAATAAATGCTGCATTGGCCATTCGTCGTGTACAGGTTGGTTCAGAGGAAGTTGTTATACCTGTTGAAAAAAATAACATTCAAAGCTTTTTCGAGCAAATTACAACAACTATACAAGGGGAAAACGCTAAAGTGTTAGACATGTACAATAGTCTGGTCAATGAAGAAAAAGAGTATAATACAAAATTTAATGAATTTAAACTTTTTTCAAATGAGCGTAAAGCATTTTTTATTATATCACCTGTAAAGGATTCATATAAAGCATTGCAATCTGTACGAAGGCTTTTTCCAGGTAATATAGAGAATGATCTTATTCATGCTACAAAAACAACATTTGGTGCATATTTATATACGTTAGCAAAGTCTGATAAGCAATATAGTAAAGTATTTTACAGACGACCACGCGCTCAAGGGGGAGGGGGAGACGCGTTAGAACATATAAATAATAAAGATATATCTATTGTTACAGATACATTTCTATTTTATGCAAAAGAGGCGATCGTTAATATTAATGAGAACTTAGATAAGTTTAATGATTATATTGATAATATATATACTCAAGAAGGGGTTTATACTCCATTAACTCCTATGGAAGAGGGAGAGGGAGGTCGTATTGTAAATACTCAAGAAGGGGTTGATACTCCATTAACTCCTATGGAAGAGGGAGAGGCTCAACAAATTGAAGTTATAACGGGTAAAAAAAGAGTTCGTGGAGAGGGTGGTGAAGAAGAGGGTAGTGAAGGTACTCAAGGACATGTTCCTATACAACTATTTGTACATGCTGGGGGTGGAACAAAAGAGTTATATGAAGATATTAAAAATTTGCTTGAAGAAGACTCAACCGTAAAGGGTGACCTAATATTGGATAAATATGTAGGTTTACTCGAGGCGCGTGGTATGGATGAGTATGATATTCTTTACATATTATATCCTTTATTTACGTATATTGGAGAAACTCCTTATAACAAAGATGTTATAGAATATTTAATAATATATATATGTTTGAATCCTCATACATTTGATATATATAACTTTGAAGAATTACAAGAGCAATATTATAAGTTTATAGAAAACCAAGGTGCTAACCAATCTGAAGGACAAGGAGCTACACGCCCATCTGAAGGACAAGGAGCTACACGCCCATCTGAAGGACAAGGAGGAGCTACACGCCCATCTGAAGGACAAGGAGGAGCTACATACGGTGGTGCATATAAGAGAAAAACACGTAAAATACATAGGAAATTAAAGGGTATTTTAAAAACACGAAATAAGAAACGAAATATACGAAAGACGTTGAGGGGACATAAGAGGAATACACGAAAATAAGTAGATGAATCCTCTTATTTTAAGCACGTTACCGCATTTATTGACAGTATCGTATACATTGAACAATAGGTATTATACAACCTTAGTTGTAGGTGGAACATTGGCATCTGTTATATGGCATACATATCCTTCTTCTAAACTTCTATATGGAATGGATGCATTGCTAGCTATCTTATGGTTTCTCTATGAAATGAGATTAGCTTTTAAAAAGGGATACACGCAATATGTTATATCATCATATGGATTAGTATTTTTTGTATATGTATGTGCCGAAGTAAGTTCAAATTATATTGCATTTCATACTATATTTCACCTCGTTTCTTCTATACGTTCCTTTTATACAGCAAAACTCTTATATGGATATAAGTATTATATTTAATACTTCATTTATTTCTCCTTTTGAAAGGCTTCTTGGACCAACTGTATTTGTAGGGAAAGTATGTGAATTTACTTCCTCTAGAATGGTTTGTATATGAGGGATATATATATCATCTAATTTTAAAAAATAATGATAGTTTGGATTAAAATCTCCTTCTGTATAACATTTTCCAGCAAGACCTCCTACTCTTTTACATGCAATATGAAATGGTTCACCAACTTTTACATATTGAAATCCTATTTCAGTCTCTTTTTGAGAAATGATTCTCAATGTATTTCTTTTTTCCCATATTTGAAATATACATGGAACATCATGCTCCATATTATTTACTTCGAATGAATTTTTTTCCAATTCACATGTGTATACACAATGAAAGTTCAATGGAAATGCTCGTGACATGCTTGGTTTTATAAAAGATCGTGGTAAAATAAAGGCAATTATATTTGCATATTTAGCAGCATGTTTTATAAATGCTTTTGCTAGAGAACTTTGTCGTCCAAAAGGGGGATTTCCAAAGAAAATACGGTTTGCATCACCTATAGGAGACCATGTAAGAAAATCAGCTTCTTGTATAGATGGATATTTTGGTTCTATATCAATCCCTAGAACATGAAATGTAGAAGGAAGTCTTTTTAAAAAGACACCCTTCCCAGCAGATGGTTCTATCCATTCATATGTCTGAATATTCGGGTACATATCTATGATTTTTTTTATACATCCTTCTGCAATAGACTCTTTTGTATAGTACTGGTCTTTTGTATTCTTTCTAAATTTACCTGTATCTTGGGGCATCTAATACATGTGAGAAGAATCATCTTTAAGGCTAAAAAATTGAAAAAACATATATATATGTAACATGTAACCCATCACAATGCCAGAAGATATGTACACAAGTATAGTAGAATGGTTAGAGTTAGCAAATGGTGGGTGCGAATGTTCACAGTATAATATAGGAATGACATGTAAGATTGGTTTTCCAGGATTTCCACCTAGTCGAAAACAAGCGTTTTATTGGTTTGACATTGCAGCAAAAAATGGTTCTCATGATGCAATGTATGAATTAATAGAATGCTATTCAAATGGATATGGTGTAAAGAAGAATGAGTATATGGCAAGTCTATGGGAGAATAGGTTAGAAAAGTCGCATTCTACATTGGCTGGATTACTATAAAAGTGAAGTGTATTTTTAGGAAAAAGGAAAGTACCTATGGAACCTCACAAACGTAGTATAAGCATTGATATTCAAGTTATAGCCTATTTAGGAGATTACTTGAATTTATATAAAAAATCATTAGAAAAGCATATAAGAGTTAATATCCAGATGCCCCACGAGCCTGTGCAAACTGCCCCTGTAAATATTGCATCCTCTCGTAAT